AGCGTTCACGCCAACATCATCAGGCGATGTGCTTGTCTTTGCAACAGCAATCTTTGAAGGCGAATCAACAACACGCAAGTCATATGGTCGTGTTCAAGTTGACGGAACAACATCGCCAAACTCGCAACCAGATTCATATCGTGCAGTGAATCTTCGTGATAGCAGTTCACTGTTGCCGATGTTCTATGTCACGAAGTACACAGGATCAGCAGGAGTTTCAGACACCGTTGATTGGGATGTCAAGAAGGAAGCGTCCGCAGAATATGGATGGCAAGAATACACGCTTGCAATCTTCAGTGCCGAGATACCAGAAACAGCACCGATCAACTATCAAGCAATAGCAAGCGACACGCACACATCAGGTGATGTTGCGTCTTCAACATACAATAGTGGTGACAGAGCCGCAGAGGTGAATCCAACATGAGCAACACTCCAACAAGAGCGACAATATACGAAGACACAGGAATCACTTGCATGGCAAGGATTCAAGGTGACGATGCGGTCAACATTACACAAGCGGCCACAAGTGCAATCACCGTTGCTGTATTCAAGAACGCAAACACGACCGCAACATATACGGCTTCACTCACTGTCGCTGATGTTGTGTTCAATGCACTTCAAACCGATGCAAGGTGGTCGAAGGATTCAACAGGGTACAACTTCAGATATGCGGTCATCGCTTCTGTCTTTGATGATGGCGATGCGACATACACTGTCGAGTTCAAGTTCACACCGGCAAGCGGTTCACAATACTTTGTCATTTATGAGATTGACACAGTGGAAGTATTCACATCATGATCAAATCAATAAGCCATGTATGCAAACGCAACGCCAATTTTGGTTTGATCGTGATTGCTTTCACATATTCACGAATGATGGTCATCTATGGAAATGACATCCTCAATATATTAGGGAACTTTGGATGCACATACGCTTGACATGCGACATCACACAAGAACAGATTGATTGCGGCTATGACCTGACATTGCTGACATTGCATTCAAGGTTCGTTGATTGGTTGATGACTTTGGATTTGCCAATTGTCAACTTCTCAATCGGTTGGCATACTATGGAAGACAATCAACCGCACATGATTATCACAGCCGACTTGTTGAAAGATTCAGAAGTCAAGATTGACGAAGAGTTCTTTGACGAACTGCATCTTGGCGGGAAGGATGAAGACGATGTCTGACTTTGATGAACGAGGAAAGTTTGCGAAAGGAAACAAGCATTCGTTTGCTAATCGACCACAAGCCATCAACAAGAAAGGTCGTCCTAAAGGTCGTTCAATTCAAGACCACCTTCGCAAGATACTTGAAGATGAAGTCACAGGCGAGCAACTGTGTGATGCACTTGTCAAGGTTGCAATTGACCATGCGTTGAAAGGCGACTTCCGCTTTTGGCATGAAATCATCGAACGCATTGATGGCAAAGTTCCGAACCGAATTGCAGATGCAGAAGGTTCATCACTGACATTTGTTCTGAGCGAAGCAGTACAATCAATGAACAATGGACAGACAAGGAATTGATTGGCGACCTTCTGTGTTAATAGTTATTAGCCGAAGATGATAGTGTTTGACGAACACAGAAGGTTGCTTTTCTTTCAGTACAATCAATGAACAATGGACAGACACGAAACTGACAACACGCACCGACTTGAAGTTCTTCCACAACAATTGCGATTCTTGACATCTGATGCAAGGGAAGTTCTTTACAGCGGTGCGTTCGGTGCGGGAAAGACTCGTGCGATCTGCTTGCGTTGTGCCATGCGAGCATCTGTTCAAGGTGCAAGAGAGGGATTGTGTCGCAAGACTGTCGTTGCCCTTAAACGCTCGACACTCAAAACGCTACTTGAACCAGATGGACTGCTTCCACCAATACTTCCACAGGGTTCGTATGAATACAAAAAGATAGACGGTGAAATCAAGATTCATGGTGGCGGCTCAATCATGCTCTTTGGGATGGAAGATTCAGCACGCATCGCTTCAATGAACTTGAGTGGCGTTGCAGTTGACGAAGCCGTTGAACTGACTGAACAGGATTGGAACATGCTTCGTGGTCGCATTCGATTGCAGTTGCCAAAGATGAGGAATCAAATATATGGTGCGTGCAATCCATCGACACCACAACACTTCCTTGCAAAGCGGTTCGGGCTTGCAGGTGGTCATGAGCCACAACCGAACTGTGAAGCCATAACAACGACAAGCCGCGACAATTGGTTCTTGCCAAAAGACTATGTTGAAGACTTGGAAACCATGACAGGCGTTGCACGCAAGCGATATGTTGAAGGCATCTGGTGCGGTTCTGATGGATTGGTGTACGATCAATGGGATGAAGCGAAGTTCGTTGTTGATGAAGTGCCAGATTCGTTTGACCGCATGTTGGTTGGCATGGACGAGGGATACAACAATCCTGCTGTCCTGTTGTTGATTGGCATCAAGGATGACACAATGTATGTCATTGATGAATGGTATGAACGACACAAGTTGGAAGAACAGGTGATTGCAGAAGCCAAGCGGTTGCGTGGATTGCATCCAATTGAATGCTTTGTCATTGACCCTTCAGCCGCCAAACTTCGTGCGGCTATGCGTCATTATGGGCTTGATGCTGTTCCTGCTGACAATGCTGTGTTCAGTGGAATCCAAACAGTTTCAGCAAGATTGGCGAATGACCCATCAGGAAAACCAAGACTTCAAGTTCATCAACGCTGTTCAAACTTGCTTCGGGAGTTTGGTTCATATGAATGGATGAGCAAGCAAGATGGCTCAATGAAAGACCAACCAAAGAAAGAACACGACCACGCACTTGATGCACTTCGTTATGCTGTTGTATACACAGACGGCATTCGCAAAGCACCTGCGATTCGTGCTTTGGATGTAGAGGTTGCAGAAAATTATGACCCGACCTTTGACGAAAGGTTGTGGACGGAGATTTGAAACATGCTTGACAAGTTCCTGAACAAAGGAAACAAGGAAGAAGAAACAAACACAAAGGCAACCGATCGTCTTGGATACATGCACGGAAGCATTCCTGCATGGCAAACGCCAAGCATGTCTGCACAACGCAGTCGTGCTTTCTCATCTTTGATGGAACGCTTTGATGGTTGGATTTATGCGGCTTGCATGGTCAACGCTCGTGGCGTAGCCGCACAGACCTTGAAGTTGTATGCGAAGCAACCGAAGACAGGTGCGAAGTCATTGTTGCCAACCGAGAAGGTCACATCCCAAAAGCAAGCATTCCTTCAAGGCAAACTTGAAAGCAAGCCATCAACATTCGTCCAACGCAAGGCAATGCAAGGTGAAGTGGTCGAGGTCTTTGACCATCCGATTCTTGAACTGCTTGACAATCCATCACCTGAAATGGACGGCTACACGCTGACCATTCAACGCATATTGAATCTGCAATTGACAGGCAACGCATATCTGCATCCAATCATCAGCGAATCACTTGGCGTTCCTGTTGAACTTTGGAACATGCAAAGCGATTTAGTCACAATCATCCCTGATGGCGAATTGGATTTGGTTGATTCATACGCATACGGTCGCCATCCTAATGTCACCGAGTTCAGACGAGATGAAGTGTTGCATGAAAAGCAACCGAATCCATCCGACCCTTTCTATGGTCGAGGATGGGTGTCTGCGGCTCTTGGTGCGGCTGACCTTCTTGAATCAATGGACGACTATGAACAGAATGTCCTTGACAATCAGGCCAGACCAGATTGGGCGGTCATGGTGAATGAGCATTTGACCGATGCACAGTATCAACGCTTGATGCAACAGATTGAACGACAACTCGGTGGAAGTAGCAATCGAAGTCGTCCATTCATCTTTGAAGGTGGCACAGATGGCAAGCCAATGTCATTCAGTCCACAAGATTTGGCGTTTGCTAGTGGCGAAGCACGAAAGATTGAAGTCATAGCCGCGATCAGTGGCGTTCCTGTTTCAAAGTTGAAAGCCAATGACCCGAATCTTGCAAACGCTCGTGAAGGCAACATGGGTTGGTTGCGTGACACCATTGTTCCATATCTTAAACTAGATGAACAGTTCTTGAACAGGAACTTGCTTCCGATGTTTGGCGAATACGCTTCAAACCTGTTCTTGTGTTATGACGACCCTGTGACGCAAGACAGACAAGCACAAGCAAGCATTGATTCAATTGACGCATCCGCAGGAATTAGAACACGCAATGAAATCCGTTCTGATCGTGGACTTGAACCTGTTGAGGGTGGCGATGAATTGCTTGTTCCCGCAGGAACAGTTCCGATTGATGTTGCGGTCGAGCAAGCACGCAATCCACAGCCACAACCAATGCCATTCGGTGCGTTTGCGACTGAGCCAACTGATGTCAAAGCGGAAGGCGATTGCCCTGAAGGTTCGCATTGGATGCCACCAGACGAAGACCATCCTGATGGTTGGTGTATGCGTGGCGAATCACATCCTTCAACCTATTCGATTGACAAAGCAGACGATTGCGTTTCATCAAAGATTCGCACGCTACTTGCAGAAGGATATGAAAGAAGCCAAGCGGTTGCGATTGCATATTCAATGTGCGGGAAACAAGAGAATCAAACAGAAGCGAAAAGTCATGATGACTGCGGATGCAATAGCAAACTTGTGTCATGTCAAAAGTCGTTGTTTGAAAGTCACCGTTCTTTGATTGGTGAAAAGCGTGCGCCAATTGATGATGGCAATGAAGCATGGAAGGAAACTGAAAAGCAAAACAAACCTGCAAGCGATACTTTTTTGAACACGCTTGAATCTGTTTTCAGAAGACAGGTCAATCGCTTTCTTGACACGGGAATGTCATCAGTATTGTTTGACACAGCATCACAAGATGAAATGGCAAATGCGGCTTCCGAGTTTGTCAAAGAAGTCATGGGCAATTCAGGTCAACAGGAATTGAATCGGCTAGTGCCAGACATGGAACTTGACTTCAACTTCCTCAGTCCAGACATTGCCAACGCTCTTGAAGACTACACAGCACAATTGACAACCACGCTTGCAACAGGAACGCAAAGGGAACTTGACCGCAAGATTGAAACAGGTGTTCGCAATGGTCTTGGAACAGACGAGATTGCACGAAGCATTGCAGGTCTGTTGGAAGAAGAACCAAAGACAGGCATCATTCCAATTCGTGCAAGAGCCGAAATGATCGCAAGAACAGAACTCGCAATGATTCATGAAGAAGGGAAGTTGCAAGCATGGAAGGAATCTGGCGTTGTTCAATTCAAGCAATGGCAACTGTCAGCAGGTGCGTGTGAATCGTGCAAAGCACTTGCCGTCATGCGACCAATTCCAATTCCTGTTGACGAGCCGTTTGCGAAGTCAGGTCAGATTGTTGGTAAAATCAAAGTTTGGCGAAACATGATGACAGCACCACTTCATCCGAATTGTAGATGCGGAACGATTGAAGTGCTTGGCGATGAAACAGAACTCGAACGACAATTTGTACAACAGGACATTTGAAAATGGACAAAGACAGAATCGACCTAAAAGACTACACAGCAAACTTGAGTGCGGATATTCCCGCACGAACTTGCGTTGCATACATTACAACATCGACCGTTGATGAAGAAGGCGAAGTCGTCCTTCCGAGTGGCATTCAGACCAACCGATTCAAGTCAACAGGCACAGTGTTTTGGAATCATGACTATGCCGACCCTGTTGCAACTTGCCAATGGCTTGAACTCACTGACAGTGGCGTTGTCGCTTCCACATACTTCCCTGAACGACCAGAAGGACACAAAGGCGAATGGCGACCTGACGCTGTGTTGTCATTGGTAGCCGCAGGATTGTGTCGTGGCGTATCCATTGGCTTTTCATATATTGAAACAAGACAACCAACGCCAAAAGATGTCAAGCAATTCAAAACAACAGGCAACGAATTGAAGCGTGTTGTCAGCAAATCACGCTTGCTTGAATACTCACTTGCACCATTGCCGATGAATGAAGACGCTTTGGTTGTAGCCGCAAGGCGAGGATTCTTGAAGAAGGATGGTTCGATTGATAGTCGTGCAGTCAAGGCGTGTCGTCTTGAACTCGATGGTGGAGTGAAGCGAAGTGTTCGTTTGAATCCACAGCATTCATTGCGATTGCGGTCAATTGATCCTGCAAAAATGACGAGATTGGAAATTGAAAAGATGCAAGGTCGTGTCTATTGACTCGGTTTTGTATTATTGAACTAGGTTTTGTCGCATAGTTTGAAGCGAGCCAAAGCGAATGCGGGTTGGATGCGAAGACGAAAGCAAGGCAATTTGTAAACGGAACTCTTTTTGGAACATAAAACAATGAACAAAAAACAACTACTCAAACAGATTCGCAACTTGAGTGCAACTCAATGCGAACAATTGGGCGTTGAATCTCCGTTCAAAGGTCAAGGAAACTTGAAAGCAGTCGAAGCATGGCTTGGCGATGCTACACTTTTGGACGCAGACGGAAACGCACTCCCACTCGAAGCAATCTTTGAAGACGGTGACCCTGCTGAAGTATCACTTCACGCAGGAATGCCACTTGAAGATGAAGTCGAAGAAGCAACTGAAGAAGCCGCAGAAATCATGGCTGACGAAGAAGCCGTTCAAGCAATGGTTTCACGCTCTGTTCGTGATGAACTCGCAAAGCGCAAATCACTTGCACTTCCTCGCACAACAGGAATCAAAATGACCAACAACAGAAAACATGCAAAACAATTCGCAAGTGCAGAAGACCAATATCTTTCAGCACAATGGATTGGTGCAAAACTTCTGAAGCAACCAAGTTCAATCAAATGGTGGAACAACAATGCTCCATCAGGACTCAAAGCACAAAACGAAGGCACTGCAACAGCAGGTGGAAACTTAGTTCCCGACCCGCTAAGTGATGCGATTCTTGCTGTTTGGGGTGAACATGGATTGGTTCAAAAAGTTGCTCGCACATTCCCAATGACAAGCGATACGCTTTCAATTCCATCACTCACAAGTGGTGCAACAACTTATGTTGTTGACGAAGCCGCAAGCATCACAGAAAGTTCAGCAGTTTGGGGCGCAGTTTCATGCGTAGCCAAGAAGCGTGCTTCACTGATGAAGTGGTCAGCAGAACTTGGTGCAGATGCACTCTGGTCAATGTCTGAAACACTCTCAGATTATATGGGCAGAAGCATGGCAGAAAAATCTGACAATGAGTTCATTCAAGGTGATGGTGGTGCAAGTTTTGGTGGAGTTACAGGACTCAAAAACAAAGCACACTCATTCGTCACAGGTGCGGGAACAACATGGTCAGACCTTACTCTTGCAAACCTTGTATCAACAGCAGGTCTGCTTGATGACAAATATCACGCAGGTGCTTCATGGATTATGTCACGACAATTCTATGGACAAGTTGTTCTTCGTGTAATCGCAGCCGCAGGTGGAAACACAATGGATTCACTCGGTGTTGGCACAACAGGCGCACAACTGCTTGGATACCCAATCCACTTCAGTGACCAATGCCCAATTGCAACAGCAGTTGACATTGACACTGTGTACTTCGGCAATTGGCTTGATGGTGTTGTTTATGCAAACAGGCAAGGCATTGAAATCGCAACAAGCGACCATGTAGACTTTGCAAGTGACCAAATCAACATTCGTGCGACATCACGATATGACATTCAGGTTCACGATGGTTCTTCATTCGTGGCACTAGCAACAGCCGCTTCCTAATCTTAGGAACTAGCATTGGCAATATGGGGCGGGCAAGTCAATTGACCTGTCCGCCCTTCAGCCAAGACAATCAAAGGAAAGTCAATGGCAACATCAAGCACTTCAATCACATCACTTCAAGCCGTCAAAAGGTACTTGCGTTTGACGACAACTGACGATGACAGGTTGCTGACTGAACTGCTTGACGCGGCTACTGATAGAATCGAACACTTTTGTCAACGCACATTTGTTAGTGCGTCATACAAAGAGTTCGTTTCAGGTTCAGGAACAGGCACACTTCTTCTTCAGAACTATCCTGTCACAGCAATACGAAGAATTGGTTGGGATAGGAACAACGCACTGTCAGTTTCAGCGACAACATCAAGCGACTTGCGTGCGACCGTTGAAGTGCAGGATGACCAACTTGTGCTGAAAAGATGGACTCTTGCAGGAGTTGAAACCACAACAAACATCACCTTTTCATCATGTCCAACGGTTACTGATTTGGTGGCACAAATTAACCTGACAACAGGATGGTCAGCGACTTCGGATTCAAATGTTCTTACTGATGAACTTGTGCGGCTCGGTGGTCAAGATGCGTTGTCAAGTTCTGCGCAACTTTACTACATTGACGCAACTGATTCTGAATATCGGGTTGACGAAGCAACAGGTCGAATTGACTTGCTATCTTCACAGTTTGATTCGTTGTGGTATCCATTCGACCCGAATGCAAGGTCATTTCCAAGAGGTTCACACAACATCTTTGTCGATTATGACGCAGGATACACACAAGCAACAGTTCCACAAGCGTTGCAAGAGATTGCATGGGAGTTGGTAGCGTCTGCATATCATGGCGGGAAGCACGACCCCACAGTTGCAAGCGAATCACTTGACGGATATTCATATTCAACACGCAATGCGATTGAACTTCGTGATGATCAGATGCGAAGGATGTACACATACAGGAGAACGGCTGAATGAGTTTGCGAGGCATGATTCAATCGAATGGTGTCAAGGTTGACATCCACACTGTGACTGAAACGGTTGACGCAGGTGGCTTCCCTATTCGCACATACGCCCTTTCACAAAGCAATGTGGATTGTGCAATCTTTCCATCATCAGCCGACAGCGTGGTTGAAGGTGGTCGTCCTCGTGGTAAGATAATGGCACGAGGGTATTTGATGCCAACCGTATCAATCACACATACCGACCGCATTGTCTTTGAAGACAGCGACACAGGAACGACACGCACTTTCGAGGTCACAGGTTCAAGACGATCACTGATGCTTCATCAAGACAGCCACATGAACAAACGAATCGTTGACCTTGTGGAGATTGAATGAATGGGCGTTCAAGTAGATTTGAACACTGCGAAGTTTCAGTTGGAGTTTTTTAGGGCAATTGACCAAGAACTCGTGAAGTCTGCGGCTATTTTTAGACGCAATTTGTCAACGGTACTTCGTACAACAGGCAAAGGCAAGAAAGCAAAAAAAGGGCAACCTGCTGTTCATTCACCAGATGGTTCTTATATTCCTTTCAACATCACAGGAACGCTTGCACGAAGTTGGCAATCATCTTCAAAAGCACAGCGAAGCGAAGGGAAGTTTACTGTCAAAGTTGGAACAAATGTTAAATATGCAAAAATACTACTAGACAGAACAGGCAAAGGCAGAAGAAACTACATGGACGGTCGCTTGGGTTGGCGTAGAAAAACAAAGCAAATGATGTTGAAGCGTTTGGATGCAAAGAGATTGATTTCAAGTGCAACTCGGAGTTTGAAAAAATGAGCCAAGCAATCAAGTCAGCGTTATATACAAAACTGACAACAGACCAATCAGCAGGTTCGTTGTACGAAGCAGTGGGCGGTCGCATCTATGAACTTGAAGGTCAGGATGATGTGCCACTTCCGCTTTTGACATACGAAGTCACAAGCACTCCAATTCAAGCGTTGTACAACGGAACATTCATGCTGAAAGCACAAGTCATCTTGACGCTGTATGGACACAGGCGACTTGGCGCGGCCGCTCTTGGTGCAGTCGAAGACAAGTTGTTCACATTGTTGAATGGTGGATCACTTGCACCGAGTGGGTATGATAGCAATGCAGTGATGATTTGCGTTGACCGCGACAGGCGAACGGTATTTGATGAAATCATTGCAATCGAAAGCGTATATTCATTAGAGGCAACCACATCAACAAGTTGAGGAAATTAAAATGGCAAGAATAGTCGGCAACGAAGGAAGTATTTCATTCAGTGTACACAACATCACAGCAAATGCGTGGTCAATGACCATCAGCCGTGTTGTCAGCGATGTCACAGCATTTGGCGACAAAAGCACAAATGTTCGTGGCGGAGTGCCAACATACAGTGGAAGCGTTTCAGGTTTCATGGATGATTCATCCGACCCAAACATCGGCAATGCGGTGACGGATTATTTTGAAACAGGTGACACAGTTGCTGTGACGCTCACTGCACAAAGTGGAAACTCATGGAATGGCGATGCTGTTGTCAGTGGCGTTTCAGTCGCAAGTTCAAAAACAGGTGATGCCACAATTTCTTTTGACTTCACATTCACAGGCAATGTCACTGAAACTTGGGGTTGATGTTGGTGGTAGTGACTTTTGCTTTTGTTGATATGATTCAGGAATGAAATGCGAACGAATTGAAGTGGCGGTTGCCGATGGAATTGCATGGCTTGTGCGATTAAGCCCAAGACAGATGATTGCCATCGGTGACCGTCTTTGGTCTGAACAGCGAAAGCAATTGATTCTTGATATGAAAGAAGCGGAAGTCGATTCTGCGGAAAGAATGGTTGCACTTCGAGAGCATGAAAGAAAGCGTGGCTTGATGTCTGAAGTCATTTCATACGCGATCACAAGTCATGGTGCGTTGGATATTATCGAAGAAGCATCAAAGAGCGAGCATTCTGAAAATGCAAGCGGGTTGCCAGATTCTTTTGCGGGAACAACTGAAGACGCAATTCGCATTGCTTTGGAACTTGTTGGTGCTGAATTGAACGCAAGTGATGAACCTGCGTCAAAATCTACAAAAAAAAAGAAGTAGAGAAAAAGCCAAAATGGATGACCCATTCAGCAATGATTGCCAGAAACTTTGCAGGGTTTGGCAATCCGCTTGATTTGCCATTGGACTTGTTCTTGCTCTTGCTTGATAGAATTGCTTATGTACAACAAATGGAAAGTGGCATTTCATCTGACAGGGAGTTTGTGGATTTCATGGCAAACTTCCAAAACTTTGAGGAATAACAATGTCTGACAACATCGGCACAATCACAGTTGCAATTGAAGCACAAACAGATGAACTCAAATCTGGTCTGGCATCTGCTGAACGAGCCGTCAAAGATTCTGCAAAGAAGATGGAACAACAGACCGAGAACCTTGCACAGCGTGCCGAAAAGTCATGGACAGAGTTCGCTTCAAAGATGGGCGTGATTCAACAAGTCGGTGCAATTGCTCAACAAACTTGGAACGCACTTGATGGCGTTTTGACTGCTGTAACGGACAGCACAGCAAACGCAAGTCAAAAGATGACAGGTGCAATGGATGCCATTGAACAAGCAGGGATTCCAATTGTTTCACAATTCCTTGCAATTGGTCGTGGCATTGGCGATTGGATTTCAGGTGAAAAGCAACTCCGCATGGAAATTGACAAGCGGACTGCGGCTATTGAGCGAGCCGCAAAAGCACAAATGGAAGCATATGAAAAACGACAAAAACAAAGAAAGGAATTGACCGACTCGACAAATGAGTTTTTGAAACTCATGGAAGATGAATCTGAAATGGCTGGTCTTGGTTCAGATAGAGAAAAGTTGTTGCTAAAACAACAAAGACAGCAGGAAGCACTTCTTGAAGATTTTACAAAAAAACAAAATGAAGCCGCACAAAACTCTAGTCAGGATTATTTAGACAGAGAGCAAGAAAAGTTTGACAAAGCATTTGAACTGTTTAGGGAAATGCAAATGCGTGAATTGCAAGAGTTTGACCAAATAGAGATTGACAAAGCGGATGCGGCTATTCGGGAAGCAAAAAGAGCAAGAGAAGAAAAAAAGAAAGCGGACGAAGAAGCAGAAAAAGCAAAAGCAGAAAAAACACTTTCTTTGCAAAAACGACTTGACATCATGTTGGCAAAACAAGCAGGTGATGAAGAAAAAGCAAGAACGCTTGCAATTGAAGGAAGATATGAAGCCATGAAGAAGGGTGCGACAGAAGCACAACTTGCAATCATCAATCAAATGCAAGCAATCGAAATGGCGGGTGTTTCATCGGCTAATCAAACAAGTGAAGGAACAGGTGGAACAATTACAGCATCAACAGCGGTTGGCGGCTTTACCATTGCAACAGGAAGGTCGGAAGGCAAGAAGCAGACATCATTGCTTCAGAAGATTGCGGACAGCAATCAAGAAGTGGCTGATGCACTTAAAAAGAACGGAACTTCTGGTGAAGTGGTTGTTGCAAAATAGGGAATCATTATGTCAATAACAGTCGAAGAAGTTTTTGGTTCACAGGGTAGCGGATCGATTGACGCTGTTGGAAACAGGACGGTCACAAGAACCTACCAAGTCTTATTCACTCCCGATGAATCTGACACATCGCTTGACAAAGCGATTGATGCACTTGATGCAACTGTGTGTCCACATGGCGACAAATGCACAGGTGCGATTCCCTCAATTGAAATGGGCTTGGATGCAGACGGTGTTCAAGTGTATGCGTATTATTATGGGCAACGAAGTTGGAGGCGTGCAAGCGGGAATGAATACACTTGGTTCTTTGACTTGCAATTTTCAACAACGCAAAACTTGATGGTGTCGGTTGAAACGCAAGGCGACACAAAAGCAGTGACAAAGAATGTATGGCGTTCACCTTGCACAAGTGCAGGTGCGGACAAGTGCAGTGGTGGTTCATATGGCAAATGGAATGAACCTGAAGGCGGTTGGGATGAGCCGACAAAGGGCAACATTGGTGGAAAGAAAGTTGATTCAGCAGGAACGCCAACAACGATCACAACGATTGACAGGAGATTCAATACAACCGAACGCAGAATTGTTGCACCAAAACTTGATGAATTGTCAAACATTGTTGGCACTCGCAATCCTATTCCATATGAAGGTGCTGAAGCGGGAACAGTTCTCTATCTTGGCTTTTCTTGGAACTATGACTTCAGCAATTCAGTTTGGGTTGTGACTCATCAGTTTGCAGTTGACAAGCAAACGCACCATTGTGAGCAAGTGCCGAAGTGCAATCCATCTGGTGACATTATCACTTCAAAGTTCACTGAAGGCGATGTTCAGTATTATGCGGCTACTCATGTTTATTGGGTTCAGCCATTTGTGAAAGGTGGCAAAGGTTGGTCTATCCTTCCTGATTTCTAATATGGCACAACTACCACACATCAACACAATGAAGTTTGGCATCATTGACCAAACCTACATGAACACACTTGCGAAGCGTTCTGATTCATTTGCACAAATGGAAAATGCTTTGTCAGCAATGGTCGGCAAAACAAAGGGAGTTGCAAATTCATTCTTTGCATTGATTAAACAAAGCGAAGAAATTGCCGAGTATATGGATATGGGTATTGCATGGAAATATGATTGGCGAAGGGTTGAGTTCATTGATCTTCCTAATATGCTCAACGGTGGTTTTGAGGACGGCTTTTACACATCTGAAGCATATGACAATGGTGCATTGATAGATGAAACATCACACAAGATTCGGGAATCTCTTGATGAAATCTCAGGCGATCAGGCGTATGCGTACAACATGGCTGAATTGACAAACATCAACACGCAACCAATCGTGTTTGGAATTGATATGTCAGCAAACGGCTATCCCGAAGGATACACACCACAGAGCGTTCCTGAAAATGCGTTGGTCTACTTGACAAAGTTTGTTGACACTGAAGGTCGTGTTCACTTCTTCTTTGAACGACAAGGCACGCATGATGGCGAGTGCGAATGAAAATTGGAAGCAAATCAAGAAAGTGTTGTTGTGTAGAAAACAGTGGTTATTGCTATAAAGTTGAACCATGCGAAGACTCGACAAAGTGTCCTGATGATGTGTACTTGTCAGAAGCCGCACTTGATTGGGTATTGAAACAGCCAAACTCACCACCATATATCATCCTATTCAATGAATACTGTTGCTTGGAAGTGACAAGTTCGACAGACGACATTTCAAACCGATACAACATTGCAGATGTCAGCGGTGTCATCATATATTCAATTACAGAAAATCAAGCGGGAACACCGATTCAAGTATATCCACGAGCCGATGATTGTGAAGTTTGTGAACAGGAAACAGGTGCGTGTTGTGTTGTTGGTAGTCGTGGAACAAGTTGCTTTGCAAACAAAACATTCGATGAATGTATGGCATATGGCGCAGACTCGAAATGGATTGGCGCAGGAACAACATGCTTTCCAAATCCCTGTCCAACAGAAGATGGTTGTCAAAACTTCAAAGGCGTTTGTCGAGATGAATCAGGTCAAGTGTCAGTTTGTGGCGATCCTGAAACGGTGTCAGGTTGTGCATCGACTTATTCAATGACGGTTTCATTTCCCGATGCAGTGTTGAAGTCGACTTCAGGTTACATTGAAGATGGCTATTGCACCACGAATGGAACGCTCAGTGGAAGGTCGCACACAACAACACTGACTTTTGATCCTGTGTCTGGCAAATGGAAGTCAAGTGAAAAAGTGTTTGGTGGGTATTTGAATCAAGTAATGCCATACGCTTCATGCGGTAGTTGCCCCGAAGAAAATCCTTGCGATGACTGTGAATGTTTGCCATGCAATTTTGGTTGCCCTGTGTGTGGTGCATATAAGTTGTTGTCTTGGTACTACAGAGTTGAAGTTTCACAGATTGTGAGTCAAGTAAACTACCCTTGTGGTGGGGGTGGTAACATTCCATATGATTGTTGCACACCTGCACCTTGCGCAGTTTGGCGGGTTGCCATTGTGGAGTACATTAAAAGAACAACTTGCGTTGATGGAATAAGGTGTGGTTATTGTTTGCAATGTGAATCACCAGATGAGAGTTCGCAAGTATGTGAAAACGATTCAAGCACATACACATCATGTTCTTTTGTTGGTGGTGGCACTCACAATTGGTACATTCGCCAAGATGGTTGCGGTTGTCCTGCGGGATTGACGCAAAGCAATGCACATTGGAATCCGTTTGACCCTGCGACTGTTCCACCAACAGGCGCAGACCCAAGTCATGGTGTTGGTGGCTATCGGTATTTTGAATACAACACTCAATGTGGCAGTGATAATTGGATGAAAATCATCAATCCACATCATATCACTCCTGCTTCAGATTACCTTGACAACATAGGATTTTCAATATCATGATTGAATGCAAACATTGGGAAGATTGCGGACTCGGTGACGGTGGATGTTGCAAGATTGGCATCTATGAAAAGCCGTCATTTGGCGTGTGCTTACAAATCTGCGAACACAACACATCAAAGAATCAATCAGGATTGAAGAAGGTTGTGTCAAAGATCAAGCAATACATTCGTGCCGAATCATCGCTTGCAAATGAAGGCGAGGTTGATGAAGGCGTGTACAACCACAGGATTGAAACATGCAAGTCATGTGACAAATTAAAGCAGACATATGACGAGGTAGGTCATTGTGGTGCTTGCGGCTGTGGACAGGGAAAGCGAGCCGCCTTGACGGTGAAGTGTAAAATGCCTATGGCGACTTGCCCTGAAAAGAAATGGAAACAATAGAGGTAAACAACAATGGCATTGAATGACACAACCACATGGACAGGTGCGAGTTCTACGGCATGGGATACTGCGGGAAATTGGTCGAACGGTGTACCAGACGCAGACGGAACAGCAATCATTGACGGTTCAGTGAGCATTGCAGGTGGCTCGGTGACGAACACCGATGTTGCTCGTGTCTATGTTGCAAGCACATACACAGGTGCGATTGGTTCGACAGGCACGCCACTTGAACTTGACTTTGAAGAATTGTCAGTTGACAACACCAATTCAGGTTCAACGCATTGGATTGAAAAGACAGGTTCAACATATACAGCAACCGTCATGATTGATGGTTCAAAGACAGGCAATGCAGTCTATCTTGCAGGTTCAATTGACTTGATTATTGTTGAACCAAACTTTGTTGGAACAGCGTATCTTGGTGTGAGTGGTTCAAAAACTTGCGCACCAAAAGACCTTGTGATGTTGACTTCATCAGGAACGGTCGATGCAGACACAGCCGCAAACATTGCTTGGCAATCATCATCAACCGTCAATGTTCTATCTGGCACACTCAAACTTGGCGAAAATTGTGGTGCATCTTCAACGATCAATCAATCTGGTGGAACGGTTACTGTTTCCGATTGGACGAAAGTCAGCAGTGATGTGTTCAATGTACTTGGTGGCACTGTCAATTGGAACGCAGGTTCAAGTGGTGTCGATACTGCAACCGCAACAACTGTCACAACACTGAATGTGTATGGTGGAACTTTCACCACTGCGTCAAATGTGAAAGCACAAGTTGGATTCACGACCATCAATCAATACGGTGGCACACTGAATCTTCAATCTAGTTTTGCGAACATTGAAATCATTACTGCATACAACGCATATGCGGGTTCATACTCAGCACCGAAGCAGTCAGTGACAACGACATCAGCAAAAGGCACTTGATAGCAAGTGATTCTGTATGGCTGAATGGGCTAGATTCTGCGCAATCTCTTGCACTCACTGTCCGCATCAAAGTGAAGAAGCGGTTGAAAATCTATTGCGTGAAATCAAAGGTCGTGACATCACGCATATGTTGCATCTTGGCGACCTGTGCGAAGGTCAAGCAAGCAGTCAATGGAAGGACGACCCTTCATTGCATTCGTTATATGACGAGTTCTTGTGTGCGGCTGACTTGCTGAAGCGAATCCGCAAAGCACTTCCAAAGGGTTGCGAGTTGATTGCACTTGATGGCAACCATGATGACAATATTCAAAAAGCAGGACGCATTCAACATGACTTGCGTTCGTTGCTTGACCCTCGCAATCTCGAAGGTGTCAAAGATGAGTATCAAAGATGGACGCATGTTCCATACCGTCATGGGAAAGTCGGAACATACCGACTTGGAAATGTGATCTTCACACATGGGTTCAGCACCAATGATGAAATGGAAGCCATACAACTTGCACAAGACTGTCATGGAATGCTTGCGAATCAACTTGTCATTCGTGGTCACACGCACCGACCTGTTCCACCAACACAGTGCAAGCGTTCACAAAGAGTGAAGTTGCCATTGTGGTATGCGAACGCAGGATATATGGCGTTCGGGAATGGGAACAAGCGAGCCGCATATACATATCGCTTTTCTATTAGCGAGTGGAAACACGCTTGCATCTTTGGTGAATGTCAACTTGGTCGAGTAGGTCGCATGGGCAAGGACTCATGGAAAGCAGAGTTGGTCTATCTATGAGGGTTGAACTGCGAAACAGACGGTGGAATCTAGAGGGCATAGAATACTTGCAGGATGGTAGTTGCGGAAGCATCGACCCGATTGACACGCCACAAAAACGGATTCTTGTTGCATTGAACCAGACCCCACAGGACTTGCTTGACACAGTGATTCACGAGTGCTTGCACGCTTGTGTGCCAGACCTTGCCGAAGAAGCCGTCACAGAATCAGCCACAGACATTGCAAGAGTTCTTTATCGTATGGGGTGCAGGGTGAACACAGATGAAATGTGATTGTGATTGTCATACGAAGAAGAATGAAAGTGATTTGAAGTCTTGCAAAGAGCGTGGCAAAATCAAAGACAAAGAGATTGCGCGGCTGAACAAGAAGATCATGGCGTTGACGATTGCAATTGCGATTGGTGGAACGCTCATTGGCAAAAAAACACTTGATGAAATCCTGTCCTATTTTGAGCAATATGACAAAGTAAAACAAGCAATCGAGAAGTCCATCAGTTTGACCGATGAGCCGCTTCAAGAATCGTTTGACAACGGCTTTGCGGGCGTGTCGGTTTTGCCAAGTCCAAGTGCAATTGCGGTCTTCGGTTTGCCACTTTTGATGCCATGCAAAAGAAGACGCTGAAACTTTTTTTTCTTTGCAACGAATCTTTGTTTTGAATACATAAACAAAGAAAGTTGTAATCAATCTTAAACAAAAACAATCAAAAACCACACGAAAAAGATTTTTGAAAAAAGTTTTTGTTGCGTTTGCGTTTTGGAATCAAATCTTTTCTATTCACTTTGACCATGTTGCGCACAAAACGAAAATAAAATTTTGAAAGCAATTTTTGCTTCTGGTATAATACGCACATGGAGATAGAAAAAAGTTTCTCCATATCGCTCTTTGACAAGTGAAGATGTGCTGTTCAGAAAGAAGGATATTCATATGAACGAAAAGATTGAAAAAAAGAATCGAAGGTTCTTGGCGATCGCTCAACACACTTGGGCGGCTGGCGACACCATCGATGAAATAAAACAGATCTTCTCTGTTGATTTTAAGGATTGCATTGTTTATGCGATCGAACCACCTTGCCCAACATGGGTAGATGGTCTTGGTCGTGTCATGATGAACAAAGCAGAAGGTGAAAAAGAGTTTTCAAAGTATTTCCCTGTATTCGATTTACGAAAAAGGGCAACCAAGAAATACACAACTTCAACCAAAGAGTTGTACAAATCAGAATCTAGCAAAATAGATTCCGGTTCAACTTTCTTACTCGACTAAACAATCAGATTGGACAGCACATCTTCAGTTGCCAAGTTGCAATAGTTCTTTGATAAGTGAATACTGTGCTGTTCAGAAAGAAGGATATTTTTATGAACGAAAAATTGAAAAGATTCAGCAAACAACCTGACAGGTTAGAAAAACTTGGATGGTGTCGCACAGATACAAATGGTTTGTATTACAGCCGCCAACAACAAAGATATATCTATGTATGGTGGTCATCAAATTTGGCACGAAATGAAGAAGAAATCAAATTGTTGCCAGATGGCAAGTTTGAAGTTGTTGGTTGGGAATTTGATGACCGCGAAAATCGTTTTGATTCATTGCAAGATGCGGTTAAAGATTTGCCACCTACACTCAAGAATTGGACTGATTAAACACTGAACCGAACAGCACAGTATTCAACTATCAAAGACGCATGTGAACGATGCCCCATTTCGCTTGAGAAGCCCTAGAATCCCGCACAGTCCATTTGAGCCGCTTAGGTGGGTGAGTAGTCATCTGAAAATCAAACGCCAGAAATGCGATCCTAGCCCTATATTTTGAGGTCGTTTTTTCTTGTCTTTTTTTGACATTCGTTGTCAAGAGTTGTCCAAAGATGTGCCGATCCTGTTATCTTACACAGGTCAGCAATGGTGCTGATCACAGTGGCGAATGCCGAAGGATAAAAAATGACTATAAATGAAATCAGAGAAGCCCTAAAAAATGCTTACTACTTCAAACTTGATCAGGTGCAAACAAGCAACAGGAAAGAACAGCGCAAAAAAGAACAACTTGAACGCGCATTGCTCAGGGCATTAGACCATGCAATCAGTTTGGACAACATGCAAACAGGTTGCTAATGAACTAACCATTTTTGAATCGCACGCATTCTTCGGAGTGCGTGCATTTCAGTAATGGTGCTGACATAAGCCGCAAGGCGAAGGATAAAAAAATGAAGTACAAAGAAAAGTGCATTGAAATGATGACTGAACACGAAGGTGCGATTTGTCAAAAATGTGGTCGTGATGTTGACCCTGAAACAGAGCGTGAACAATGTCCTGTGTGTCAGCATGTTCCTGCGTGTCCTCAAGAGGGTTGTGAAGCGTGGGATGGTGAACTCATATGAAGTACATCAAATGGATATTGGAACTCGTCAACGAACTCGCTGATGGTTTGACATCAAGCGGCTACACCGAGATATTGCCAGAAAACAAGAAGGATAAAACAATGCAATCAAAGTTAATGATTTTTACTTCCAATGATACTGAAACGCTACAAACAGAATGTACTAGAACGGCACAACGCCATTTGGAATCTATGTTGGAGAATCCAACCGAAGGCGACAGGATAGTGCAAACTTGGAAAGTTTATGGGAATCAAAAGTTGCCGAATTATGGCAATTGGAAAGTTTGTGAATGCTGTGTGCAAGAAGGTGGACAACTTAATTGGACACATCGAATGACAGATAAACCAATTCGTGAATCATAAAGAAAGGATATTGAACAATGAATAATCACCAAATAAACGACTACTTTGAAAACCTACGAAAAAACCTACACCAAATACAAATGCGCATTGAAGAATCAAAGTATCAAAATGATTCCCTTCATGATGCAATGTGTGATGTGGATGATATTTTGTTAAAGATGTGCAAGGATATGACAAACAAAAAGGATATTGAACAATGAAAAACTACTATGAAATTGAAGCCGTTTCCGCATCGCTCTTGAAAGCGGTCGTGAAGCAATCACCTGCGCATGCAGAACATCGCATGAAAAGTTTTGAACCAACCGCGAACATGAAACTTGGCACAGCGTTTCACGCGGCTATTCTTGAAGGTCATCAATATGACGACTTGATTGCTGTCAGTCCGCATGTTGACAGGCGTACAAAAGCAGGGAAGGAAGAATATGCAAAGTTCCTTGAAGGTGTTGGCGGCCGCACAGTGATCACGCATGATCAATCACTTCTTGTTGATGCTATGCAAGAGAACTGTCAGTCGCATCCTGAAGTCAGAGCGTTGTTGAAGAAGTGCTATGCCTATGAGTTCCAAACCGAATTTGAGTTTGGCGGCTTGAAGTGCAAAGCGTTGATTGATGCGTGCGATGACTTGGGAACTGTCGTGGACATTAAGACCACGCAGGATGCTTCACCTGAAGCGTTCATGAAACAAAGTGCCAATCTGTTGTACCACATGCAGATGGCGTGGTATGCAAACGCTCTTGGCGTGCATCCATCTGAAGCGAACGCATACATCATTGCTGTTGAAAACACTGCGCCACACGCTGTCGCTGTGTACAAACTCAGCACAGAAGCAATGGTGACAGGTTGGGAGTTGTGTTGCCAAGCGGCTGAAGATTGGAAAGCGTACAAACTTGATTGTGCGATGGATGACGGAACTGCATTCGCTTATGGCGATGATGTTCATGTTTTAGATTTGCCACATTGGGCAAAGAATGGAGTTGAATGAAATGAAGTCCTACATATACAAATTGGTATTGCATATTGACTGCGATTCAAATCTTTTTCACGAAAGAGGTGATGATGACATCTACACTTTCCTGAGAAAGAAAGACGCAGTTGACATGTACAAAAGACATGTCGAGTGCAGTGATTCAAACTACTACGGTGTAACACTGACAAAAGAGATATTCAGTTGCAGTCCAAGAAACAACATCAGAATTGCTGTGGAATGTCAGTGTGGTGGCGAATCTGAATTGATAGCGAAATCAATGTACTCACAAGAAATGATTGAAAATCGAAAAGCCCTTGAAGAAAAAGAACAACATGAATTGGAATATGGAGTTGAATGATATGACGAAAAAGAAAACAACAACAACAAAAGCAAAGACAAAATCAACATGGGAAGTCTTGTCAAAGATTGACTGTTCAGAGCATGTCGAAAAGAAAGGGAGATTTTCATATCTCTCATGGGCGTGGGCTTGGGGAATCCTCATGGAACATTATCCAAACGCAACCTTCGACAATCACTTGAACTCTGATGGATATCCATGCTTTTTTGATGCCAATGGGAATGCGATGGTGCGTGTGACCTTGTGCATTGATGAAGTGTGCCATTGCGAAGACTTCCCTGTTCTGAACCATCAGAACAAGTCCATCAAGAATCCTGATTCGTTCGCTGTCAATACAGCGTTGAAGCGATGCTTGGTGAAGTGCATGGCGTACTTCGGACTAGGACACTACATCTA